GAATTTTCACTCAACCATCGTCCTAGAAAAACACTAGGCTGGTATACGCCAAGTGAAGTTATGGCTGGTTTTTATACTGTTGCACTTGCTGCTTGAATCCGCCTAATCAAATTAATCTATACAAATTATTTTGACCTGCATAAAAGGACTTTCCATCCAAGTTAAACTGAAAAAATTCACCTGATTCAACTTGAATTTGCTTACCCACTTCAACCCAAGTTACGCCATCTAAATTGTTCTGTTTACGATTTAAAGGTGCGATTTTCACTCGGATCTTTTCGCCATTTGTAGCGATAGCTGTCATCCAGCCATTTAAAATATTCATTTTCACTCATTTGATTGAGCTTTTGTAAAACAAGGTAATAACTAACTATTAAGATTTAGAGAGAGGAATTAATCTGATAGGAAGAGGCTCTCGCCTACAATTTACATTTTACATCAGCATACTATTAATATTAGAGAACCCTACAAAGTTCATTGTGGGCTCCCTGATCGGCATGTTGCAAAATCATGCTAAGCGTCATCTGTTTGAATTTAAATCTTTTTGAAGGGAATACGCTATTCCAAATAACAATTCAAACACCACCGTTTTGCATACGGATTCGATCAAAACCACCTTACCACAAATTCTGATTTTGTGTTAGATAATATACATTCGCTTACTATTGATAAAAAAGCCCACGTTTCTGTGAGCTTTCCCATATTATCTAGATTTACTTAGTTATTGCATAACATAAATCTAATTGTCCTTTTTCTTGCTTGTAGCAATCCCATTTCCCATTTTTATAATTTTTTGCGGAAACTACATTTTCAGGCGATGTTCCTAAAAATGGCTTACAATTTCCGCCACAGCTTGTTGATTGTTCAATCAAATACTCTTTGCCTTCGAATTGTAGATATGTGAATTTACCACCAGAACTCACACCCTTTTGAATTGAGCACTTTTGTGATTTCTTCTCATTTTTTACAAAACATTCTCCTGAATATTCTGTAATTTTATAAGCAAAACTTGAGCTAGATAAAATAGCAAGAGTTAAAGCTAAAATCCATTTCATTTAAAAAACCTATTTATCTTATGATTTGCCAATATATCTAAAAAAATACCCACTTATGGGGGGTGGGTATATAAACTGAATAAAAAGATACTTACCCAATCTTAGCTTAAAGTAAGTATTGAAACTGATAATAAAAAATACCCACGTATTGGAGTCGGTGGGTAGGAAATTGAAACTGTGCTTGGTCTCGGATAAACCGTAATATGACCAGAATATAAAAATACTACCTTATATGCCGATATTTTGTCAATTAAGCTTTTCGCATATCTTTTCGATAGATATCCGCATAGAAATCAATCTCATCTTTCATGTCATTCAACATGCTTTCAACCATAAACTCCAAATATGCATAGTTCTTACGATAGGTTTCAGGCCTAACCTCTTTCAAACCAAAAAACTTTAATTTTTCTTCAATCGTAAATCCATTAATTCCACGTAAATTAAAGAATAAAGCCATCTTTGCTACTTTGAATGCAAATGACTTCAAATCGAATCTAATGCGCTGCACATCCTTTGCCAATGCTTCATATAAAATCGCTGCCAAATGATGATGCAAAGTGTGATAAGCCATCGTGTTGTCTCGATAATCACCCCACACCAAAAGCTCACAATATGCCTTTGTTGCCTTATCTTCAATTGAAGCTATTGCACCGCAACGGTCCTCCCAATTAGGTGCATCACCACCAGTCGACGCAGTAGAGATTTCATAGTTTGCTGTTTTCGCTCTCATTTGCTGCCCCATCCATTCCAAATTCGATAACTTCTCTGCTACTGCGTTCATAATTACCCCTTAAACCTTGCTCAAATCTAAAATTGTCATCGTTCCCCAGTGAACCGCACCAGTATCAATCCAGTAACAGTTATCGCGCTTACATGGCTTTTGAGTGACTGTGTGACCCATGATCACCGCATCTACACCTTTGACATGGGTGTAATGCTGGTTGTCGTTATTTATTCGATCACGGCCCCATATCGCCAAATCAACAGGACTTCTACCATCAATTTTTTTTGAAAAAGGATTGGTGAGAGCCTGTTTAAATTCATCCCAGTCATTTTGCTCAATATGTCCATGTACAAAGCCGTATTTCTTTCCTTGATAAGTGACTTCTAAAGCAATAGGTAATGCTGAAAATCTTTTAGCAATTTGGTATTGATCCTCAACACTTAACTCATAAAACCATTCTCCACCATTGGAAATATGACAACGCTTAGATGGGTAATCACATCGCCCCCAAATACATAAATCCTCATGATTTCCACGAACAGACGTGAACCAGTCTTCATTCAACAGATCCACACACTCTTCATTCTGCAAACCTCGATCTACCAAATCACCCACAGCAACCAACAAATCATTTTCAAAATCAAAACCGATTTCATTTAAGCGATTCATAAGCAAGTTGTAGCATCCGTGAATATCACCGACCGCATAGAGCTTGCCTTTGATTTCTTTGTCCCAAACTTTGACTAGACTCAATTTAATCCCCTTACCCTTCCGATCTCTCAATATGGTTTCTTACACATTGTCTGCTTTCTTCGTTGTAGCTCAGTAGTTGTTTGTAAACTGATCCAATACCAATGATGTAAAAGAACATCAGGATTGGAGATAAAACCAATCGCGCAACAATCCAAAGCAATATAACCAACTCTTTCAAGCCGTCTAGCAAGTCGTACCAGTTGTCTTTGTACCAATGCTTCATCTTCTGAGTGTTCCAGCGAGTTGCTAGATTTAATGCTTCTTTATCCATCTAAACCTCCGCAATCTCAATCCCATGCACACTCATCATCAAGTGTTTTTTTAATCTGAAATACTTGTCTTTCCTTGTTGCTTCACTCTTCACATCTTCAACAATCAGCTTGTCACCGACTCGATAAACAAAATCCGCCACATACTTCACCGCAGGCTTTCTGCGCGGTTCATTGCTAAACTTAACTGACTCAGCGAGTACAAATGCATACTGCATCTGTAGCTCACTGATTTCGCCTGCACGCTCAAGAATCTGTAGCTCTCGATAGCGTCTTGCTTCTTTCTTGCTGTCGAAAGTAGTGCCGTTAAGCACTACCTTCTTGTTTCTAAATTTTGGCTTTTTGCGGAGTTTAGGTGTTTGCATCATCACCTCGCTCTAAAACAGACAAAGTTTGCCGAATCGCAAATAAGCGCTCACTTTTACCATCTTTGAGAGCTATTTCTTTTGCATGATTGAGTCGAGCGATAACATTCAAATGTTTTGATTCAATCTGAGTATTTTTTACTCTCGTTTCACTAAGTTCTTTTTTAAGATGCTCAATCTCAACCAAGGCTTGACCTAGTGTTAATTCCTTAACCTCAAAACAAGCACCATCAGCATGACAATATCCATCTGCGCCACAATATGGATTTGAAGTCTTGCAACACATAACTGCATTTGCCCAAGTTTCAGGAACAGCGCTTGTTAAATCTGACTCGCAAGGTATGTGCTTATTCACGCTCACCTCCACAGCTTTCAACATCATTCAAAATCACCCACGGGGAAGCATCAATAAATGGGTCTTCAATAACTAATGACTCAGATTCAATTTCATCTAACTTGATAGCATTGGATTCATCACTTGGAGTATTTAGGTAATCATCCACACACTCAGATACCCTCAATCCATTTAGTGCATGTTGAAACTCATTATGACCCACTAAAATGCCACCTAATTTTTGAAAGTCGGCATAAGCCTTTTTCATTCTGTTGAAGGCTTTCTGTTGTTCTGGTGTGAGTTTTACAGCGTTTATTTTTTCATCTTCTGTCATTTTGATTCTCCACAACTCTCCACGTCAGCAATGGCTTGTTTAAGCCTTTCGTAATTAAAGTTCCTAAACTTTAATAAGCTCTCATATTCAAATTTTGATTTTTCTAACCCACCTATGTGCTTTACCAACTCATGCGATTCGACTAGGCGTTTTAACCAACCAATATTTACTAACGATTCTCTTGGCTTGAAGCGGTCAGAATACTTGTAAGTATTAGTGTCCCAACAAACACTTGAGTAATAGCAACTCATAAATCTTTCTGGAACACCCGCTACAATTTCGGAAGCTTCTTCTAATCCAAATTTTTTAACAAACTCATTCGCTTTCATTGTTATGCTCCATGACTTTGCAATTTGGCGAAACGTGATTGCGAGTGTCTTCCCACTCATGATCTTCGCTGTGTGAGGCAATGGCGGTGCGGAGGTCGTTAATCAAAATATAAGGTGCTTTATCCAGTCTCCCGTTATGCGGATACCCATCATCAACTCCAATCCAACCACCATCTTCGAAAATCATTGCTGCTTCATCAAAATATTCTGAGGTTTTAGCAAAATAGTGAAATTCAGGATCATAAAAATGGCAGTAAACCTCACCCTCAGGCGCACCATCCAAAATTTCCCGCATCTGCTCAATTGAAAGGTTGTTTACAGTTGTCTTCATGCTGTCACCCAAAATAATTGTTTTGCTTTGTCAGTCGGTAAGAACCCTAACGGTTTAGCTCTATCTGATATTAAGTAGCCAGTTGCAACCAACTGTTCAGCGAAATGAATTGTTTTTGAATAACTTCCACCTATCCATTCCTGAATATCTTTGCTCGAAGTTTTGCCTTTCTTTTCAATAGAGTTTCTTAAAACTAAAACCATCTTTTCACATTGTTTGATTGTGCTTAGTTGTTTCATACCGCCTCCAATCTTTTATTTGCTGCGATTACGTTCATGCTGCGCCCTCATAGCAATCACAAGGCATATCAGGCACAAAATGATTCATTAAAAAATCTTCTTGTTGCTTAACTGATTTCCAAGAAAAATTACGCCCAAGTCCGGCTACCTTTGTTAGATCTGCCTGTTCTTCCATTTTTAAGGCTTTCTCTAAAAGCTCAGGTTGAAATTGCTCAAGCCATTTGATTTTACTGATTTGTGAGTTCGGGCAGAAATAGCACGCTGATTTGCCTGGCTGTACAAGCCCAGAATCTTTAATTGTCTGGATACATTCTTCACGCCCCATACCCCACTCGATTAACGGATAAATACGAGTGTATTTGTCGTTATAAGTTTTGCTTGCACGATGTGACTCATCTGCGTCATAGCCAATTAATTTCACAAGTCTCCCGCCAACAATCACACTGTTGTTTACAAGCTTGTTTTGCGGAGCAATCTTGAAGCGTTGGCTGCATGATTTGTATGGACCATACGCAATACTCGGTAATGCGTTACGATCAAAGCAATCTTGCTCTAGTGTTGTTGTTGGGTCTTTCACAACTTGAATCGCTGGGTAACCTTTTGAAACAAGCCAATTAGATAAATATGGCAAATACTCATATGTGTGAGGCTTCTCTGCCCCCGTATCTGCAAATATAATCATGTCAATGCGAATTCCGCGCTTTACACACTCAACTAGCAATGCTGCTGAATTCGTTCCAAGCCCACACGAAACAATTACAAAATCAGAAACAAGTGTAGGTATTTGGCTTTGCAAAACTTTAGTAAAGTCCTTCACACCCCACCCCCTTCTAAGCCTTGAATCTCGTAATACTCAGGACTCAAATCTGCAAAAGTTGATCGAGCTAAGTCTGTTGCTAATTTCACTGTTCCTGTTGAGCCGTTTCGTGCTTTGCCAATAATGATTTCAGCTGTGCCAGCATCCTTGGATTCCTTGTTGTAGACTTCATCTCGGTAAATAAACATGATGATGTCAGCATCCTGCTCCAAGTCGCCCGACTCTTTTAAATCTGCGTTCACAGGGCGCTTATTTGGACGGTTTTCCAAGTTCCGATTCAACTGAGCCAAAGCAAATACAGGGCATTCAAAATCACGGGCAATCTTTTTCAATTCCCCTGAAATCTCACCTATATCTTTGTCTGAACGACCATAATTATTTTTAGAAAGTGGTATTACACGCTGAATATAATCAACAAAAATTGCGCCCACTTTCCCATATTCAGCTTGTACTTTTCGGGCTGATCTGCGGATTGTTGAAGTCGTTGAACGGGCATTGTCATCAATCATCAAGGGTGCTTTTTCAAGAATCCTTGCAGCCGTATTAATTTTCCCGCAATCTTCAACCTGAGCTTTGCCACTTAAGACTTTTCGTAATTCAATCTGACCAATTCCACTGATCAAACGCTGTGCAATCTGCTTTCCTGACATTTCGATTGAGATAAATAAAACTGGTAAACCTTGGTTAATCATCATGTCAGCAGCAAAGTTTTGAGCCAGTGTTGTTTTACCCATACTTGGTCGAGCACCAATAATGACCAAATCACCCTTTCCAACTTCACCAAGCTTGTTATCAAGCCCAACAAACCCAGTACGAATACCACCATCAAAAGGCGTATTGTTGTGCAAAGCCATGTGCCGTTCTAAAAACTCTGTAATCGCATCTTTAGAGAACTCATGTGCATGCTTGAGTCGGTTGTCTGCCAACCCTCCCTCTAAATTACTCACAAGTGACTGTGCGCGGTTTAGTGCTGTTTCTGACGTGTGAGAGACCATATCTAACGCAAGTGTGCCGATCTGCTTCCCTGCATCCTGAATTTTTCTGCGGGTAGCAAAGTCTTTAAGTTTTTTCAAATGCGTTGGCAGTAGGGTTTTAGGGCAAAAACAACTCATTAAATTTATAATAAATTTTTCATCTACCGCATTTGCCTCAATTGCATTAGCTCGAATCATTTCCCAAATTGTTACTTGGTCGTAACTCTCGCCTTTGCTGTACTGGGTCTTAACATGATTCCAAATAATTTGGTGCTGAGTTGCATAAAAATCTGTTGCTTGAACTTGCTCCAAGATTTCATCCAAGCCTTGCTCAGTACCGATCACAGTAGACAAAATCGCTTGTTCAACAGGGATAGAAAATAATTCAATCATTGCTCCATCCCCTTGAAAGTTTTGCGAACCCCTTTAAATTCTGTGTTTGGTGCTTGCTGAGGTTGTTCAGGTTGAGAAACTTCGATGTACTCAGGATGTTGTTTCACATGGCGTTCAAACTTGTCAGAAATCCAATTTGCAAACTTGTAAAGTTTTTTTCCTTCAGACAAAACTTGTCCATCGAAATGAGCATTGAATGCTCCCAACTCGAATTCAAAACTTGGTAATCCAAAAATGAGTTTTAAATTTTGCTGATGACCTTTTTGTTGAAGAACTCCGATCAATTGATTTTGATTTGGAATCCACTCGTGTTGACAAGAGAGATTCATTGGGAGATTCCCTGAGAGATTCTGTGTACCGTTTTTGGTACTGCTTAATGGGAAATTTGGTACACCTTCTTGGGAAATTTGGGATACCTTACCATCTTCACCTATCCCATTTTTGGTACTGCTTTCTTTGTCTGATGTACCGTTTTTGGTATCGCTTAATTCATCATTAGATGTACCGTTTTTGGTACTGCTTTCATCGATATTTTGATCATCGTGACGACCATAAACACCGATTAATTGATAAACTTTTGCGCCTTTTCCACGAGTTTCACCTGTATCTAAAATGAAGCCCAAATCCTTAAGTTGCTCCAAAGCTTTCATAACAGTTTTGCGATCAAGGCATGTGTCTTTTGCCAAACGTGCAACACTTGGAAAACACTTATGGTCATCACCTGCTCGGTCAGCAAGACTGAGCAAAACAACACGCCTTGGAGATGTTTTGACATCTGCTCGCCATGCCCAATTCGTAGCATCAATGCTCATTGATCGCCTCCGCTTTGCCAAATATCCCGAAGAGGATGTTGCTGATATGTTTTTTTTCGACATAAGATCGACACGCCTGACAATCACAAGGCGTGTTTAAATCCGCATGATTGTTTTTTGGAAAATGAACCAACTCACCTTGCGGTTCCTGTGGTTCATGTGCTAAATTTGATTTCATATTCATTTCCATCTCGTTTTGAATATATGAAGCCTGATCTAGTCCATCAGGCTTTTTCTATTTCGTTGTACCCAAGTTCAATATCTATTCCAAAATCATCAATATCGTCTTGAAAAAGATCATCAACGGTATTAAGCCGCCCCATGTATCCCTTAGCCATAGCTAATAGCGCTGCAAGTTTTTCCTTGTGAATTAACTTGTATTTCTTTGGAACGATTTTTAAACCCATTGCATCCAATGCTGCGCAAGTGTTTTCAAAATCACTCAAACCATTGCTTTTCTTGTCATTTTTCATTCGAGAAAATGTAGTTGGATCTAGACCAATAGTTTCAGCAATATGCGCATTGTTAGTGCTTGCAAGAACGCGCATGACACGTGAAATGCTATTTCTAGCGCTTGCAGACAATTCATTTAATACTTTGCTCATGGTGGTTCCTAAGCAGAAAGAGCTTCTAAATCGGCTTTTAACTTGCCTTTGGTTAATATTTCAAAAGTTGCTTGTGTGCGAGGAGGGATGCCGTTTTTTTTCCAGAAAAAAATAGTGCAACGCGGTCTATTTAATTTTTTTGATAAATCAGCATCACTCTTTGCCTTGTAGAAGGCTTTTAAGTCATCAATATTCACTTTATTACTCTAAACAATAATGTTTATATAAGTAAACTATATGTTTATGACAAAGTCAATATAGGTGTTTATTATTTTAAACAAGACATAGAGTTATAAACTTATGAGTAGTACCGCAGATAGAATTCAGAAAAGAATGACTGAATTAAGCTTAAAACATAAAGATCTGGTAAACGCTACAGGTGCAAGTAAAGGCGCTGTATCTCATTGGTTAAGCGGAGTTAATACCCCATCAGGTGATAGATTGCTATCACTTGCTAGATTGCTTAAAACAACACCAGATTGGGTTTTAAATGGTTTTGATCTGCCTGAAGGATTTCAGCAAATTGAAACATGGGATAACAATACCCCATTAGACGATGATGAGGTGGAGATACCCTTTTTTAAAGATTTTTCATTCGCTTGTGGCTCTGGTTCAATTGGTGAAGCTATAGCAAATGAGACTCGTAAGTTGAGGATGTCAAAAGCAACATTACGAAATTTATCGATAACAAAAGAAAATGCGATTGCAGCTACAGCGGTGGGTGATTCAATGGCTCCTAAAATTCTAGATGGCGATACTATCCATATAGATTTAGGAAGGAAAACAATCAAGGATGGTAAGATTTTTGCAGTTTGTATTGGTGGATTATTTTACTGCAAACGCTTATATAACCTACCTTTCGGCGGTGTCCGAATTGTTTCTGACAACTCTGATGAATTTCCAGAAATACAATTAACGGCTGAACAAATTAAAGATCAAGAATTCAATATTATTGGGTGGGTTTGGCAAATCGCAACAATGGAAAGATGGTAAAAACTGCGAACCCGACGCAGTCCTTTAAAGCAGATCGGGTGGAGATCATAATGAGTGATAGTATTACAGTTAGTCGTCCAATCGAAATTAAAGACAACTCCGTTGAAAGAGTTGCTTATGACTTAATGGAGAAAATTGCTTTTGCAGAAAGTAAAATTGAGACTGAGAATTTCAGAAAGCCGAATCCTCGTGAATATTATTTAAAACTATACAACCAGTGTCATAGAACAGTTAGTTGGTCTGGGGTAGATATAAAAGATATACTCTAATCTTTACTAAATAGTTCCTTTTCAATTTTTTGAATATTATGAATGATGTCTTCAGCATCTTTCACACCTGATTGAATATACTCAACTACAAGCTTTAGTTTCTCATTGTGATCTAACATGATGAAACTCCACCTAACCCGCCCTGTGCGGGTTTTCTTTTGTCTGTTATAGCATAAAAGTTTATAAAAATAAAAAAGTTTATAAAAATAAAATAAACTATTGACTGATTTTGTTTCGTTTACTAAACTAAATCTCGTACCCAACAAAAAGCCCGCAACGACTGGAAATCTGCGGGCTATGTAAACACTTGCAAGCTTACGAGGTAATTATGAATCAAATTTCAAATACAAGTCAACCGACTCAACAAGAGTTGGCTTTATATCAAACTTTAATCAAGCGCCAAGATGTCAAGCGTCTTGAAAAAATCACTCTGCCGAAGAAATCAAAATCAGGCTTGGTCATCCCTTCTCTTGTCATTATTGTGATGTGCGCTGGTGGTTTATTTAGTTGCACAGCAGATCGTGCGATGACGAGTGTAATTGTGAAGGAGGTTAAGTGATGGGAAGTAAATACACGAACTTAGCAACTCAAATTAATGAGGCTAGAGTGATTGGAAAATTGGCTGCCGACAAGGTTGAAGATGGTGGCACATGCAATTTAGATAAAGTTGTTATTTGTGGCTTGAATCGAGTGCGTGAATCAACTTTAGAAAATGCAGGAATCAACTGCTACAAACATTGGTCTTTTTCAGGCGCTTTTGTTCTGTCAGGAAGCTATGGGCAAGGCAATAAGAATACTGTCGGTATTCAAGCTATGGCAGACCATTTAAAAAGCCTAGGAGTGGATTGCTATGTTCACTCACAGATGGATTAAGGAGCCGCACAATGAACATGCTTTTTACTCCGACCACAATTTCAATTCGTGAATTAGTCATTGCTGAAGAATATGTGATTCAAAACGATCTTGTGTATTTCTCTCTTGTTCATCCGAAAACAGACAACGTTTATGTGTGTGCAGTAGTCGCAGCAAATTACAAACAAAGCTGGACAATTTGGAACAACTCTAGTGATCCGCAAAACGATGTCGATGTTCCGTATGACTCACTAGAAGTTGACTCAAACATTCGCCCTATCGTCGAAGATTGCGACGAAGTTGATGTGGTTTTGGGTCAAACAATTGAACTAAGTGAAGATCAAATTCAGCTTTTGAATGCAATGTTGAGTGAACATTTTGAAACTGAAAAACGTAGAGAATTTAAAGGGATGACGGCTTAGGTCGCCACAAACTGAATGAATAATGAGGAATGAAGAAATGAGTATAGCAACATTAATTTTAGGTCAATCTGGCACTGGAAAATCAACAAGCCTAAGAAATTTAGATCCTGAAAATGTTTTATTAATTCAGGTAGTAAAAAAGCCACTTCCTTTTAGATCTGCTGAGTGGAAATACTTATCAAAAGACGGTGGATCAATTTACGTTTCAGATAATCCAGAAATCATTATCAAACGTATGCAACAAACATCAAAACCAATAATTATTATTGATGACTATCAATATGTTATGGCTAATGAATACATGCGAAGGAGTACGGAAACTGGATTTAATAAGTTTACAGAAATTGGTCGCAAGACTTGGGATGTATTTACAGAAGCATCTAACCTCCCAGATAACAAGCGCGTATACATTTTAAGTCACACAGAGGAAGGCGAATCAGGCAAAACCAAAATTAAAACAATAGGAAAAATGCTTGATGAGAAGATCACTTTGGAAGGGATGGTCACTATCTGCCTTCAAACAGGAATTATCAATGAACTATATATTTTTCACACGAAAAATAATGGTCAAAACACTGTGAAATCACCTATCGGCTTATTTGAATCTGAGCATATTGAAAATGATTTAGAAGCCGTTGATACAGCTATCTGTGATTACTACGGAATAGCAAAAACTGAAACACAACAAACTACTGAAGCTTAATAAAGGAGCTAATCATGGGTACATATCAAACATTTAATTTGGATGCTAATTCTGCAAAACAAGCTGATGCAGGCGGACGAATTGAAACTACTGGCAAATATGTTGGTGTCATCAAATCAATGGAATTTGTTACATCAAAAAGCGGAACTCAAGGCTTTGAAATTAACTTCGAAACAGATAGTAAGGAATTTACAAACTTCACAATTTGGACTGTGAAGGCTGACGGTACACCTCTTTCAGGGGTTCATAAAGTAAATGCAATTCTTGCTTGCGTTAGCGTTAAATCACTTACCCCAACTAATCAAAAACTTGAAAAATATGACTTTGATTTAAAGCAAAAAGTTCAACAACCTTGCGTAGTTGCACCCGAAATGACAGGTAAGCGTATTGGTTTGCTGCTTCAGCGTGAAAATTATCTTAATGGCAATGGTCAACAACGACATCAAATGAACTTTTCAGCATCATTTCATGCAGACAGTGAATTAATGGCTAAAGAAATATTAGATCGAAAAACCACACCTGAGCTTCTGCCAAAAGCATTAGAAAGATTAATTGCTAACGGTGATTCTACACGTCAGCAAAGCAATCAAGCTACGCAACCAAGCAGTGGATATGGTCAGTATGGAAATCAACAGCATTCAACTGGAAATACTAATCAATCAAATGATTTAGATGACGATTTACCGTTCTGACACCTACTAAATCAAAGAATCGAGGGCTTAGTCAGCCCTCAATCCTGGGGAGGATAATTATGACAACTTTATATGATCTTGGCTATGAATTAGCTGAAAAAGTAGAGCGCATTCAAGATTTGCTTAACGACGGTGCAAATCCTGAAAATGAAGAAATTCAATTAATGCTTGAACAAATGGTTGCTCAAGAAGATGAATGGAAAGAGAAATCTAAACGTGTATCACGTTTCATTCATCAAATGATGCTTGAAGAAAAAATGATAGATGCAGAAGCCAAACGCTTAGCTGATAAGGCAAAGCGCACAAAACAAACATACGGATATTTACACGACTTACTACTAAATCAAATGCTTGAGTTTGGTTTAAATGAAATTGAAGACCCAGTGTTAAGCGTCAAAGTTCGTGAAAATCCATGGTCAGTGGTAATCAAGGATGAAACACAAATTCCAGAAGAATTTAAGAAAGAAAAAACCACAATAGAAGTCGATAAACGAGGTTTGTTAAATAAGCGTGAATCTCTTGGAGATATTCAAGGAATTCAATTCATTAGAACCAAAAAATTAGCGTTCAAGTGAGGTGAATCATGACCCTACTCCACTTTTATTTTCACTTATATGTTTTGGTTTGGAGGTTGTGATGAAGAAGCCGAATTATGTTCACAGCCTTATGAGTGATGCTTTTGCTATTTGGCTAACCAAACTTGGTTATGTAGCGAGAATGACCACTGATGGAATTGTATTCGTACATCATGTTTCAAACAAGAATTTTCCTCGTGATGTCATGATTTTAAGTAATGGACGACTCAATAAGCCTGCAACTCAATTGTTTGAAGAATTTAAAGGTTACAAGCCTTTTGAGGGGATTGTTTAATGTCAAGATTTATAAAAATTGGCGCTGTGATTGTAAATATAGATTTAATTTGCGCTGTAACTGAGCGATATGTAAGTGAAACAATTCCATCAAGCGATGACCTGCCTTTCGGTGAAACTCGTCGCGTCAGGAAAGGTGTGAATGTATTTTTTGGCGTAACCACTGAGGAAAGTTTTATCCCATTTGAAAGTGAAACAATTGACAGCTTCTTAAAAAAAATCAGTGAGGTGGTGTGATGGGTATTCGTATAAAAGTTCCAAGATATGCAGCCAAGAAAATCACTAGATTTGTTTGCCCTGATTGCAAGAAAAATAGTCGCTGTATTGCATTTTTTGAACACTGGCACGGATGGAGCTCCACATGCCTAAATTGTGGTCGTTGTTGGGACAATGGCGAATGGATTGCACTAGAGTTTTATCGCGGAGTTCGAAAACAAAATATCGATTATGCAAAAAGGCTGTGGAGAAAACTTTCAAATGTCGGTAGCGAAATAAATTTTGATGATTTTGAGGTGGCATGATGGATTTGAATAAAGAAAGAGATACAGTACACAACTCAATCAACACTTTGTTTGATATAGCTAAAGTTCAATTAGCTGAAATAAATATGCTAAAGATTGATATTGCAAATAAGCAATCAAAAATCGATGAGCTTGAAGTTGTAAGCAAGTCATTAAAATCTACTAATAACATGCTAGAAGAAATTAATGATGATTTTAGTAATAGTTTATCTTGCCTAAAGTTGGAGTTGGAAAAAGCCAAATCCCAAGCTGTGCCAGATGGGTTTGTTTTGGTTCGGAAAGAACCGACAGTTGAGATTATTAGTCACATAACTAATACCCCAATTGAAGTAAATCACCTTTGCGACCATGCAGATGTTTTTTTATCTCATGGTGAGGCAGAGATTGCTTACAAAGCTATGATCCAAGCACAGGAGCTAGCTCATGACTGAAATAATCCCAATTCTCTGGTGTGTTTCGATTGCTGAAGATCCTTATTCCAATTTTGAACAAACACCTGCTGTATCTAAAGAAATCGCTGAACGTGCTGTAGCGCGCATGCATCAAGATATTGATCGAAGTATTGAAGATATTGATTTGCGTAACGATTGCAAAGATTGTGTTCAAGCTGAAATCTGGAAAGGATCTGCGGAAGATCACAAGAAAGATATTGTTTACGACGAAGATTGGTTTACTGAACCGTTCTATCGTGCACGTGACGAAATTGGAGCAGAAAAGATTTTTGCAAAGTTTCCGAATGAGATTATTGAGTGTGTTGTTGGTCAATATACGTTTGTAACAACAAAACTTTCTGATGCATTGCGATTTTTCGGGAACGTTAAGAGCTTGGGAGAAGTGGTGTGAACAATCAATATAAAATTAATAACATTGGTGATTTTCTCAAGATTCCTTCTGATCGTGTTAGAGATTGCTTTATGGAAATGGCAGATCACTTTGAGCAAGTAAAGGCTAGTTTAGAATTATTAGGAATTGAGCCTAGTGGTGCTGAAATTCAAACCTTCACTTGGGAAGATGATGGTAAGAAAAATCTAAGCCTAACTTTAAATTGTGAAGATGGTCGATCTACAACAGTAAAAATATCGAAAGAAGAAAAGGAGGAAGGTTGATGGAATTAAGACTTTTAAACATTAATCAAGTTGTTCAAAAAATCGGAATTTCAAAGCCGACAATTTACAACTGGATTAAATCTGGCTACTTCCCTGCTTCCACATTGTTTGGTGAGGGTAAAAGGCAGCTGGCAAGATGGAAAGAAGATGAAATTGACGACTGGATTAAACAACATTACACTCAACCAAAAGCCTCTTAA